TCAAGGACGTTGGGGTCACTCTGTTCACATCACTCCGTCCCATCATCCTCAATGACATCCTCCCACTGTTCCAGAGTTTCCTTGAGTCAGTGGCATTCCTGGCAGAAAAATTCAACACACTTCCCGGACCCATCAAAAAGGTTGTCAATCTGGGTCTGTGCTGCCCTGAGTGCCGTGATTGCCTCTTGGAGTTCTTCTGGAAGTTTGTCAATCTCAATTCCAAGGGCAGCAAACAGACGTGCAGATCCTTCAGCAGTCATCCCTGCTGCCTCAATCTGGTCCCTAAATGCAAGGGTGAACTCTGCTGCCGTGGACCCTGCCACTTTTGCCAGGTTCCACTGAGTGATCAAGGACTGGAATGGTTGGAGGGCATTCTGGGTTGCCTCTGCTGCTGCCTTCTGTTGTTCTGCAAGTCTCTTTGCTGCCTCTTTCAGATCATCTGCACTCTGGGTTGCCTTCCTTTGTTCTTCTGCAAGGTCCTTGGTCCCCTCTTTGAGTCTGCCCGTTTCATCAACCGTAGTTGCAATAGCAGTCTGGACGTCCTTCATTCCCCGTCCAACACGGTCCAGTTCTGCCCTGAAAATTTCAATGTCACCTGTCTCCTGGAATGTGGCAAAGATCCGGTCCAGTTCATCTGCAAACTCTTTGAACTCTGGTCCCACTGCTGCCTTTTTCAGGGCATTGAATGAACCCAGGACGTTGGTCCTTGCCTCTACTGCAACCCGTTCCAACTGATCACCGATCTGCATGAACAGACCAACTGCCTGGACCAGTTCATTGATTGCAAAGATGCCAACACCCACCAATGCCACTGCTGCCAGGGCAGTCCCAATGGCAATGAGGATGGGGAGTAATGCACCAAACACCCCAGAGAGGGTCAAGACCCCTGTCCCGGCAATCCCGGCAGCACCACCAAGACCACCCAGGACCAGGACCAGAGAACCCAAGGCAGAGATGATTGTCCCTGCAATGACCAGGATGGGTCCAAGTGCTGCCAGGAATGCCAGGAACCCGATCGCAACCTTTTTGATGGGTCCGGGAAGTGTGTTGAATTTTTCTGCCAGGAATGCCACTGACTCAAGGAAACTCTGGAACAGTGGGAGGATGTCATTGAGGATGATGGGACGGAGTGATGTGAACAGAGTGACCCCAACGTCCTTGATCCTTGATCTGTTCACCCAACTTGGCAAACTGTCTCTCAAAGGTTGCCAATCTGATTGCTGCCTCTGTGGAGAGGGCAGTGTTCTCCTCAAATGCCTGGTTGCCAATCTGGAGAGATTTATTGAACAGATCCCCTGCCCCTGCTGCCCTCAACAGGGCATCTGACAGACGGATGTCTGCAAGTCCTAAATCCTCCAAGACCTGAAAGACGTCCCCGCCAGTTTCACTGAGTTCAGACAATCCTGCAATAAATGAGATGGTTGCCCCGGCAGCATCTTCCGCAAATGATTTTGAGAACTCCTCCGCTGACAGACCGGCAGTTTTGGCAAACAGGTCCAGTTCTGCCCCACCACTGGAAACTGCCTTTGAGATTGTGATGAACGTCCGGGAAATGGCAGTTCCCCCTGCCTGTGCCTGGACACCAACAGATGAAAGTGCTGCACCAAATGAGAGGATTTCTGCCTCACTGAGTCCCACCTGTTTTCCTGCGCCTGCAATCCTCAAGGCAAACTGAACAATCTCTGCCTCTGTGGTCGCCAGGTTGTTACCAAGGGCAACAATGGTGGACCCCAGGTTGCTGAACTGATCCTGTGGGAGTTGGGTGATGTTGGCTAAACGGGCGAGGGCTGTTGCAGCTTCCTGGGAGGAGAGGTTGGTGGTGAGTCCAAGGTTTGCCATGACCTTGGTGAACTCAAGGATGTTGTCTGTTTCAATTCCTAACTGCCCTGCTGCCTCACCAATGGCAAGGATCTCAACCACAGATGTTCCTGTGGACTTGGCAAGGTCCCGGAACCCTGTCTCCAGTTCTGCAAACTGCGCCTTAGTTCCGTCAACTGTTTTCCTGACCCCGGCAAACCCACTCTCAAAGTCAGACCCAAACTTGACTGCTGCCCCTGCTGCTGCAACCAACGGAAGGGTCAGTCCTAATGTTAGTTTTGATCCAACGTCTGTGAAACCCCCACCAATCCCTTGGAGAGATCTCCCAAGTTTCTGGGTTGCCCCCTGGAGGTCTTTTTGAAAGGCACCAAAGTTTGCCCTGATGTCAACAAATGCCTCACCGATATTCCCAAAATCTGCCAAGTTCTCACTCCAGTTTTTTGATGTTCAGGTCCTTGGTCATTTCCTCTGCCATCTTCTGGAAATCCTGTTTTGATTTTTCCATCTCATCCTGGGTCTTGGGTTTCCGTTTCTTGATTTTGGAGAGGATGCTTTTCAGAGAGGGCATTCTTTTTGCCCTGGACCAGTTTGCCATCAACCAGGCAGAGGACACCCGCTGTTCATTGGACAACTGCTGCCGATATAGGAACCCGTCAATCAGGAGAAAGTTCTCCCTAAGTGTCATGTCCCAGAATTCCTCTGGACTGATGCCAACCCTGACGGACCAGGACATCAACTTTTCAATGAACTCTGAGAACTCTTTGATCTTTTCTGACGTCCGGTCTTTTTTTTTCCACCAGAACCATCCTCAAGGTTCAAACCCATTGCGGTTGGAAAATATGCTGCAAAGCAATCTGCCAATGGTCCCTTGACCCCAGGAATCCCACCACAGTCAGTGAGAATCCTGTCAACATCATCAATGCTGACAGGTTCAATCTGGGTCTTGAATTTCCTCCTATACCCTTCAAGTCCTGCAAAGAGGAGAGACATGATCTCAGTCAGACCAATGGTCTGTGCCAACTCCGTCATCTTTCTGTCTCTGTCCTTTTTCCTCTTGAGGAGGTGGATCTCTGATGCCTCACCAACATGGGTGAACAGTTGGGTGATTTTCACACCGCATTCCTGTTCCATTGCCATGATGGATTGGTGGGTGATCAGGATGGGATAGTTTTTGGTTTTTCCCTTGAGGATAAATTCTGGTGTACTCATTCAGCCCTCCTATGGGCTGACGGTCCCCCATGATCCAGACAGTCTGAAACTCAGGGAAACAAGACCGGCATCCTGATCAGGGAATGACTCAGATCTTGTCTCAACAAATGCTGTCACCTGTTCAATGTCTGACCCCTGGAAACGTCTCCTGATGGAAATCTCAGTTCCATTCCTTGAGGCATCCCGGAGTGCCAAATATCCTGCATCACCATTGATAAACAGCATATCCAAAGTGACGTTCTGGGTGAGACGTCCAACCAGGACTTCCTCAATCCGTCCCGTGTCTTTGGAACTGATGTCAATGATGTTGTTGGACTCATCAAACGTGACGTCACGTTGACCGGCAGCAACTACAAAATTTGGTGTTGAGGCACCAACGTCCACAATGATCAGAACGTCTGCCCCATTGATTCCAGGCATAATTGTTTGCCCTCCTCTAAATAGTTGAATTATTGAAACTTGTGGAGTGAGAAAATTGAGAGGGAACGGTGTCCCCTCTATTCACCCCTTTGGAATAGAAAAGACCCCCCAATAGGAACCTGTGAGAGTCACCACATGGGGGGCCAACATGATCAGGGTTTCAACACCCTGACCAATCTCATGAAATCTGGTACACAAACTCAAGGGTGACAATCCTGGCAGTGATGTCATCCCCTGACGGTCCCACTCTGGGACCCAAGGCAATGGTCCTCATGTTTCCAAGACCAATGGTCATGACCGTCCGGTGAAAGATGTCCCGGACACGGTTGGCAATGGTCGTCACCAGGTCCTCATCACCCGTGTCATCAACAACACACCAAATGTCTCTGGTGACATCCCTGCCTCTCAAGTCCTTGGACTCAAAGGGGGTGTTGGTGATGTCACCATAGGACCAAATATAAGGGCGTTTGGCATCCGGGGGAACCTCTTTCATTGTGAAAATTGCCGGTTCCCCTTCAAACTGAGAAACCAATCCCACCAGGAGGGTGTCTGCATTCATCACGTCAAAGATTGCCTGAGTTGTAACGTCTGCCATTATGGATCTCTTGCAACCCCCACACCAATGGTCCGTTTGTTTGCACCCATGACCACCCTCCAATAGGGTCTTGGTCCTTGGTTGATGTTTCTCCCTGCCCTGTCCACACCCACAAACCCAAACTCCAGTCTGAGGGCATAGACTTGATCAGTGAAAACGGTCAGGGTGATCCCGGTGAGAGTCCTCCTGACAATGAACTTGAAAGACCCCTGGAGTCCACCATCCAATCCCTTTCTCCGGTGGGGAGATTCCCCCACTCTGGATGCCGGTGGATATGGGACACCAACCTGGGCCTGGAGTTTGTTGACTAGGAATGCACCCACGGTCCCAAGGTTGAACTCAACCCTTTTTTTCACCTTGTCCGTGAATGCCTTTTTTTTGATGTTGACTCTCAGTCCGACTGCCATTTTTCCTTTTCCTTGCGTCACACCCCAAGGGGTTCAGACAGAACCAGACTTTTTGTCCTGGAGTCCAGAGTGGTGCCTGGTCAGACTGTCCACAAATGTTGCAAGTGGGGACCATCAGTCGATCTGGATTTCCTCTGCCAGAACTTTCCTGTAAATAGGAATTGACGGGGTGATGTTCCTCACCCGGACCACAAACTTTCTTTTATCAAAGAGGAGTTCATCTGCAATTCTCACGTCCGTCCCTGGTTGGAAAATGATTGCGTGGGTGACCCTTGCCTGTTCTTGTCCAACCATCACCAGGTCTTTTTGGGTGACCGGCCACACCCGTCCGTTGACAACTTTGACTGACGTCTGGGTCTTGGTGAATCCACCCCGGTTGTTTTTCACCCGTGTTGACCTGGTGATGTCAACGGAGTGGATCAAAAGGTGTCCAATGTTTCTAGTCATTCCAGTTTTCCGATCATCTGATTAATCGAGTTATTCAAAGATCTTATGCTGTTATCCATCGTCTTTATACTTTCGGCCAACGCTTCAGAAATTGATCGGTTGGTTTCTGATACCGTCTTTAGATTTTCCGTGTATGCGTTCATCATCTCCAATTGAGTGTTATGGCAGCGTTCAGAAATAGCGTTCAACCTGACGTCTTGGACTGATTGATAATGAAGAAACTTCACCACGACGAAGACCACAGAGAGAACACACACCAGTAAAAAACTCCCTATTGCTACCGGTCCACCAGGGATAAGTCCAAATAAATCACTGAACGTCATTTCCGATGTCTCCAAAATTCTCAGGCATCAATGCTCCACTTTTCTGTGATCCAAGGAGATTCAAGTCTCACCTGTTCTGAGTTGGGTCTTGGTTTTCCGTGGAAACAAACCACATGGGCATTGCCTGGGAGTGACCTGGTGCAGTGTATTTTGTAGGACACAACGTGACCTGGGAATTCATCCTGCCAGAACCTCACTGATCCGGTGGGGACCAACTGGTGAATGAACTCCTGGTCACTTCTGAATTTCCTCATCAACAGTTGGGCATCCTGTTTGAACTCATGATAGATCTCATGGAACTGACCGGACGTCCAACCCATGATCCCGGTTGCCCTGTGAGTCTGTGGGCGATAGAAGTCCCGGAGGAGAACCAGGTCACAATCTATTGCCCCAAACAGGTGAGTGATGTCCCTAGTGACCACCGTGTCCAAGTCAATGTAAAGGACCGATCTGCCAGGTTCAAAAAGTCCTGGTCTGAATAGTTCAATCTTGGACCACCAACCCCTCCACCTGTGTTCCAGTGGGACGACTTTGACGTATGGACCCGTGACCGGAATTGCCTCATCTGCCAAACAGACAAATTGATGGAACTCTGGTAAGAAGTTGAAACAAGACCTCTCCAGTTGAGAGACCCAGGACCAGTCAAAATCTCCTCCAGATCGGCACACACAAACCACGGTCAACATCAGGTCCACCACATCAAGTCCCTGTATCCCAAGGACTCCAGAAAGGGGATCATGGTTCCCTGTTTCTCTTGGAGATAGGTCACGGCATCCTGTGAGATGTTCTTTTTGATATAGGCGAAATCACCTGACTGAAATGCCTGTTTCAGTTCATAGTTTCCACCGTTATTGTTGTGGATGACATTCTCCACACAGTCAAAAGAGGGACCAACATCACCGTCCAACCCCAAGGCAGATGCAACCTCCAAGAGGTGTCTTAAAGATCTTGTTTTCAGTGGGTCCCACTCAATAAGATCCCAAGAAATATACTTGACGTGGGCAAAGTTACAGAGGGTTTTTCTGCACGTCTGTGCAAGGGCAACCCATGAGTCCACATGGGACCGTGGTGCAAACCCGTTCTCTGAGGTCCTATTGGCTTTCTCTGCCCTGTTCTGATAACTGATCAATGCCAACAACGGATCACGGATGGGAATCACTGTGGGGGTCACCGTTGCAATCAATACTTGTGACCTGTCAATCCTCTCTGGTTTCTCAGGGTCCAATCTGATGTGTTCATGGTAGACCATTGACGGGTGGAACTCCTCCACCAACTCACCACTCTCCATCGGGTGGACCGGATAAACCCCAGAGGACTGATAGGGTTCACTTGGTTCCAGGATGTCAAAGATGTGTTGAGTTGTCAGGAATCCCTGAACCCTCTGATGGTTCAGAATCCATGCCAAGGTGGACCAGGTTCCCGTGTGGTGTTGAGTCAGACAATAGATCATGACCACCACATCAGGTTGGTGTAACCGATCCCCTCCAGGAACGGTCTGAGAATCTTCTCTCTGTTGACCAACTCCTGGAACCCATCCCCTGCCATTCCCTGCCTCAATGCAGAGACGTTCCTGGCAACATAGTGAAACTTGAGGTCATATCCTCCAGTCTGGTTGTTCTCCAGTTGACCCCCAACTGTTGACGGTTTCCGGTCCTTCAAACCCAGGTTCTTTGCAACACCCCAGAGGGTGGATTCTGCATTGATCCCCAGGAGGTCCCAACAGAGAAACTGGATCTGATCATGCTGACTCAAGATGTCAAATTGTTCTGCCAGAAAGACCCACCGGTTGAGGACGTGTTCAGTTGGTAGAAACCCCTCACCCCCCGTCTTGCCATGAATCCTTGCCCTGTTCTGGTAACTGATCAAAGACAACAACGGGTCCCTGATCGGGATCACCGTGGGGTTGGTTGTTGCCAGGACCATCTGTGTCCGGGAGATCTTGTCTGGGAACAGATGATCAGGTCTGACGTGTTCATGGTAAACCATTGACGGGTCAAACTTCTGGTGGTAGGTCCCGGACTCCTGCCGGTGTGCCGGTGTCTCAACCCCTTTCAAAACGTCATAAACGTGTGTTGACAACATCAACCCGTTGATCTCTTTGTGGAGGACCAACCATGCCAACGTGGTCCAGGTTCCAGTGTGGATGTTGGACAGGCAAAAGATCACAGTCTGCCCAACCATTGGTCAATGGGTTTCTTGAGATCCTGTCCTGTCTCCATCCAGTGATACCACTCACCCCTGGACTGAGGTGGGCAGGAGAACCCCCAGAACCTCTTGTCAAAATACTGATTCCAGAACAGGAACGTGGGGACCTTCAGAACCGTGGACATGATGGTGTTCCCGGCAGGGAATCCAATCACTCCACAGGACCCACGGATCAGACCAAACATCTGGTCAATGGTTGTCTCACCACAGAGGTCAATCCCGCCACATCCTGCTGCCAGGATGGAGGGGAGTCCGTCCTTGTCCCACTCTGCCCCCATGAACACAATCTTGAATCCTGCATCCTTGATCCTGTTGAGGACTCCAGTGATGTCCAGAGGTTTCATCTGGGACAACCATCTTTTATACATCCCGTGTTCAACAAAATAGGCAACCGCATATTTCCCAAACGCTGCCTTGTATTCTCTCTCTGCCGTTCTCTCTTGGGTGGAGACGTGCAGTTTTGGGAACCACTCAGATCCCCAGGACTCCTCAACCTGATCCAGGTCTGCACCAAACCTCATCACCCCGTTGAATGCCAGGAAATAATCACACCCCTCCACCTTCTGGAACAGATAGCGTCCGTTCCTCATGTATGCCTCTTGGAAGGTCTGGGAACTGGTTGCGTGGTGGACGTATCCCTTGGCAGATCCCCACGGAATCTTTCTGATCCAGGGCAAGGACCGTTGCCGGTTGTCCGGGTCTGAGACAAAGAGATTGACCTCTGTCTCTCCCCACTCTTTCATCAGACCTGGGAGTTTCACGATGGACCAGTAGGAGTCCCCAATCCCAGGTGGGAGGAGAACACTCTTTCTGATCTCCCGGTCTTTGTTGCAGTAGAACGTGAACTTGCCCTCAACAGGTTGGGCAAAATACCGGACCAAAAAACCACAGTCTCTCAACAACTTGATCACCTGGTTCTTGGTCAGCATCCAAAGATGCTCAGTCATTTTCCAGTGGTGGTCAAACATGAAATCAGGAAAGTCCAACATGAACCTCCCGGACGGTTTCATCATCCGTCTGATTTCCTGGAGAAATCTCCTGGGATCTGGTGTGTGTTCCAGGACATCATGACAGGTGATGGAGTCATAGAAGTCCGTTGGAAATGCCAAGTCAATCAGGTCACCCTGGTGGGTCCACTCCCCATCTGGGTCAATGGACGGGTGAGAGAGGTCTTGACCCTCTGCATCCAGTCCCCTATCACGGCATACTGAGACGAAGGCACCGTTCCCACACCCAACGTCAAGGACCCTACCCTGGAGTGAGGGTCCATAGGCTTTCACCCTGTCACGGGCAACCTCAAGGTCATGTTGGAAAAGATGGGTGTAGACCTTCTGGTGGTAAACGTCCCGATAGTAGGACCTCAACTGATCCGGGTCCATGTCCACTATCTGGATCATAATCCCACACCTGGCACACATCATTGTGGGGACTCTGTTCCTGCCCTTGCAGGGTGAGAACTCCTGGCACCCACAGATGCATTCATTGATGAGAATCAGTTTTTGTTTGTCAATCAGTCTACTGGATAATTTTTCAACACCCACTCAAGTGTCCTCTCCGGGAAACAAGTCAATGCACTTCCCGGTGTGCAGTTGATGACAACGTGTCCCAATGTTTCAATCCTCTTGGATGCCTGGACCATCTCCGGGAGGAATATGTTGATATATCTGTGGAGATTCCGTCCCACACTGGTGGGATGCAGGTTGTGATAGTTGTTCCTATCCTCCACCGGTTTCATGTCAAACCCCAGGAGGAATACCCTCTTTGCCCCCATGAGAATTGCTGCGTTGACTGCTGCAAGTCCTGAATTACGTCCACCCAACTGACGTGGGTCCTCTGACCAATAGTCACCTGACCGGAATGCAACATTGAGGATCTGGTCCTGTTGGTACATGGTCCGATAGGGACCCCTTCCAATGATCCTGCCCGTGAAAGTTTCCAGGACTTCTTTCTTTCGATTTTGCCACCACCCAATGTCCACAAAGATCAATGCCTTGGCATCAGGGATCATTGAGAATGCCTCATTGGTGACAATGACAGACCTTCCACCGAGAACAACGGGGTCAAAGTTTCTCAGGGAGGGTCCCCCACCAATGACAAAGACGTTCTCCCCTTGGACCAAGTTCTGGGGAACCATGTCATAAGTGTTCAACCAATCTCTGACCGTTGCCACGGGGTCAGAGTGTAGGGCGTCTCACATCTCTCAGCAAGTTCTGAATTGGGAGGGGGATGACCTGTGCCTCATCCTCTGTCCGTCCTCTAACATATGCATAATCAGCAATCCGCTCCTCTGTCAGATCAGAGATGGGGTTGGCAAAACAGTTGACTGCCATTTTCAGGATTGCCTGTTGGACATTCAGAGGCATTGTGGTCAGACCGGTTGACTGGTCAATCCTGTACCCTGCCAAAAAATCAATGACAATAGTTGATGCCCTGTCAAACAACAGACCGTCATTCCTGAACACCGTCCAGTGATTCACAATCTCAATAATCCCAGAATCCAGAACGGCAGACCCAACCTTGACTGAGTTCAACGTGGTTATGGGTCCGTCATTGATCTCAATGTTGTTTTTGAACCTGGGGAGGAATTTAGTTGTCTCCACCACAGGATGCTCAATGAGGGTGTCTGCACCAATCCATGCTGCAACCATTTGCTCAGAATCGCATAATGCTGCCTTAGCCTGGTTGATCTGACTCTGATTGGACAGGTCAATCTCATTCTGACCAAGTGCTGCCAGATCACTCACCTGGACAAAGACCGGTTCATTTAGTTTGACCATCTGTCAATTTCCTTGCCAATTCCAGACGTGCCTTGACGGTGGGTGACGGGTTTTTCTTGTTCCCGTAAAGTTTGATGTATTCCTCTGGTGGAACTTGTAAGGGCCAGAAGGGGACCTCATCGTCTTTGGTGGACTTCACCACCTCTGGAGGAATCTGGGGGAGTGCCGTGGGTGACGTCTGCATCTGTTCACCCTCCATGATTGCGGTCCTCACCTGTTCCATTGATTCTCCAACCAGTTCTAGTTTCCAGGCATGACGGATGTAGACCCCATAAGGGATGGATACAGGTTCATCCCCAACCCTAATCCTATGCATAACACCTTTGAGACTCACTGGGACTGATCGCCCGTGGGTCAACTTCACTAGAACCATCCTGGGCATTGCTGTCATGGACTCCTCCATTCAATGTCAGTGGTCCCGTTGGACCTCAAAAAAGGGATGGACCTGAACCCTCACAAGGTACACCGATCAGGTGGGGGAAGCAAGGGTCCAAGTCATCCCACTGGTTGACCCTTTGGTCTAGTTGATTGCTACCGGAACCAACGTGCCGTTGACCACCGGTTCTCCAGTGGCATACTCAGCATCAGTCCTGGAGGTCAACGTGTACTCAACCACCCGTCTCCGGGGTTTGAACTCTGAGTCAATCCTCAACACTCTCTGGATTCCCCAGAAAAGGTTGGTGGTTGGGGTCAAGATGAGTCTCCGGGCAGCAGAGGCAATGTGAGTCTCAGGCACCACAGGAATCCCGAAATACCGGAGGGCAGGGAATCCCTGGACCAACACCTGATCACCAAGTGCAGTCTCACGGGCAGACACACTCTCTGCATACTTCTGGGCAAACGTCACCGCTGCCCAAAAGACGTGATCCGTTCTGCCCAAAAACTTGGTGGGCATTGCCTGGATCAACTCTGCCAGGGCATCATTGTTGGTGGACACCGGTGCAGCAGTCAGATCAACATCCGTGATGTCTGAGTTCTGACTGTTCTGCAACAGTTTCAGATACCCATCATTGATGCTGATCCACGGGTCAGAATTTGCGTCATCACCGTTCCACACCAGGTCAT